TCCCTGAACTCCTGGTGCACCTGCTGGTCCAGTGTCTCCCTTTTCGCCTTTTGCTCCTTTTGCTCCAGACTTTCCATCTTTACCGTCTTTCCCGTCTCTACCGTCAATTCCGTCTCGACCATCAAGTCCATTTAAGCCGTCTTTCCCGTCAATTCCATCTCGACCATCTCGACCAGCTAGACCTTGCTTTCCGTCTACTCCAGCAGGACCTTGAATGCCCTGCTCGCCTTGAATACCTTGCTCGCCGCGATCACCTTTGTCGCCCTTATCACCCTTTTCGCCACGTTCGCCTTTTGGTCCAGTAGCGCCCAAGTATCCTTGAGGCCCGACTTCGCCAGTGTCGCCTTTTTCACCTTGTGGACCCTGTTCGCCAGTGTCTCCCTTTGGACCAACTGGACCTTGCGAACCAGTTTGACCAATGAATCCACGAGGACCAACGACACCTCGTTCTCCTTGTGGACCTTCGATATATTCAACGAGATTTTTCTGTTCGCTACTTTGTTCTTTAATGAAATTAAAAAGTTCTTTCTTTAATTTCTCAATTTCTTTTTTAGTATAGGCAACTGATGTTGCGACAGAAAGTGCTTCGCTAATTATGTCTTTTTGCGAATTATTCCTTGTTGTCACCCTTTGCCTCTTCGACTAAAGTATCAAAAAATCTTGTCATTGATTTTGATAGTTCTTTTTGATCGGAATCATCAAAATCTCTTTCATACTCTTCGCCTTTTACTTTAATATTCACTTGATGCGATGTTGGTGTTGGTGGTGCTTCTTGAGGAATTTCTTCCTGAGGAGGAGTATTATCTTCTTGATCTACAGATTCTTCTTCCATTTCTTTATCAATTTCTTTGATATCTTCTTCGCTTTGTTGCAACACTTTAGTACGAATATGACGAATAGAGAAATACTTTCCAACAAATGGATCAATCACTTCTAACAAGCCAAGTCTTTCTTTTAGAATCTCAGCATCTTTAAGTTCTGCAAAATGTAAGTCTGATTGATAATCATAAGAGATTTCTTCTTTCATTTGTTGCCACTCTTTACGAGTACAAATACCCTTTAGCAACAATTGAGTCTCTAATAACTTATCAAATAAATGCGAAAATCTTAAACGTAAACGATTGACGAATTTTGAAAACTTTAATTCATCTCTAGTGATTTCTGATGCTCTACCCAAAGAGAATCCATTTTCAGAATCTAATCTTGTAATTGGAACATTTAATGCTTTAAATACTTTCTTTTGAAAATATAAAACATCATCAATTTCGCCTAGATTTTGACCACCTTGAAGAGTTGTAATTTCAGTTCCTCTACCACCCTCTCTTCTTGGCAGCCAGAAATCTTCAAGCATAGTTTGGAATCTTCTATCGTCGCGAATCTCACCAGTCTGTGCATCATATACAATCTTGTTCTTATATCTTTGCATAATGTCACGAAGATATTGTTCGGCTTTCATCTTTGGTAGATTACCAACGTCAATATAAAAAATTCTACGTTCTGGTGCTCTTGAAATTCTATAGATAACTGTAGCATCTTCAAGCATTCTTAATTGATTTAGTGGCTTGATTGCTTTGTGTAAATGGGAAATGATTACTTTGCCGTCTTTATCTGTGATGCCAGAATTCGTATAACAAATGGCATCAGCAGCAATTTTGATTCCTTGAGATCCATCTCTAGCAAAACCTTTGTCCGAATAGATGAAATATTCAACATAGTTTTGTGAAGGAAGTGCATTTGCATTAATTAAATTCTTATCTCTTTTTTGCTCTCTAACCTTGCGTATTTTTCTAGGATCTACATATCGAACTTCTTTTAATCCACTTCTTGGATTTTTTTCATCAATAATCATATGATAGTAAAGTCTGCCATCAACATACCATCTACGGAAAATATCATATCCCTGATTATTAAAATCTAAAAGTTTCATAATGAAATGATATTCATCACGAATTTTCTTTTTAATCGATTCTGGTTGTTCTAATTTATCTAATACAATTTGAACTGGATAATCGCCATCTTCAAAAACTAAAGATTCATTTACAATATCTTCAATTGCAGTATCACATTCTGGCTGAAGTGCCATTTCGCGATATTTTTTAATTAAATCGGCATCGGATCTAATTTGACCCTCTAGATCAATATAAGTTCCGTATACCCCACCTCCAGCTATAGATACTGATGCATCGTCATCGTTTGGTGGAACAAAAGATTTTAATTTTTCTGAATCGGCATCATCTTTACCGATCTTATATCCAAAAAGTTTTATGGCCATTTTTTATTCCTGAAAAGCAAATGGGGGCGTAATAGCCCCCATTCTGACACTATTACGCATCTATTTATGTATGCGTAAAATTCATATTTTTTTATTAAAAACGTGCCTCGCCTTGTGTTACTCTTGCTGCTCCTGAAATTGCATCTGTCGGCGGTGGAGCATCTCCTTCAACGCTAACTGTATCACCAACAACAAGATGACCAAATTGAAACGTAACAGTAAATTCTTGAATTGCGTCAGTTGTTTCATAAGACAAATCAATAGCCGAAACATCCGTTGGAAATGCATCGACCAATTGATATCTACGACTAGCATTTCCATTAATTTTCAAGTGTGCAATATCAATTGGAACTTTATAATCAATCTCTTGAGTTGTACGAATATCTTCTGTTGCATTTGGATTATTAATATAAGCTAACCAACGATCAAACGCTTTACGCATAAGTTGAGTATTATCATTAACTATTGTCATTGACCATTCAGCATAAGTTCTATCGCCAGGCAATTTAATTTTTCTTCCTCTAAAAGGAACTTCGATAACACCAACAGTAAATGCTGGAATAGACATCGATTTTGCGAGAATTCTAGCTCTACTCGAAACCTCAGTACTAATATTTGTTTGTTGAGGAAATGTTAAATTTACTTCAAATAAATTTGATTTTGCTCCAGCTTCGAGTGCAGTTCTAAATTTCGAAATATTAAAAAAACTATCGGCCATGATTATTCCTTATATTTGATATTTTTATTATAATTCAGTATAAACAAAATAATCGTATGACCAAGTACATGTAAATTCTTCTAGAGTATCAGTAGAATCATATGATAACTCGATAGAAGAAATATCACTTGGCCAAGCATTATATAATGTACAGACATACACTCTATTTCCGCTTAGATCATATTGAGATACTGTGATAGTTCCAAAATCTGTATCAGAAGCACCGGTATTTACTGCGACAGCATTTGTATCACCAAGATTCGTTGGTGCATATAATGTTTGCAAATTTTCTAATGCTTCTCTAATTTTTTGATTTTGATCTGACATAATGGTGGTTGTCCAGTCAGAAAAAGTTCTATCTCCAGCAATTTTATATCGACGACCAGCAACAAATGGTATTTCAATTACTCCAACAGTAGATCCTGGTAATTGAGCAGCTTTACATAAATATTGGAATCTATTTAGTAGTGCATCATCTGTAAAACTTGGAACTGTCAATTCTACAGTAAATAGATTAGATCTAGCTCCTGTCGCAATCGCGACTTTTAATTCTTCTAACGTGCTAAATGCCATTTTTGTTCTCCGTTATTTTTATATATTAAAGTTTAACCACCAGTAACTTCATTAAATGCAACGGCTCCAGCAACAGAAACGAAATTAAGTTGAACGAAGTTGACAGATCTAATCGGCTGAACAAAAATGTCACAAACAAACTCATTATTATTAATAACAGTAGGTGTATTGTTTCTTTCGTCGCAAATCACACTAAATGCTGTAATTCCTCTTCTAGCCTGCACACTTCTTAGATAAGGAACAATTAAATTAACAAAATTTGCTCTTGTTGTTGTATCGTTAGCGTCGAACAATACTGCATTAGCCGCGTCGGAAATTGTTTTTTGAACTTCGATGAACAATTTACGAACGTTAATTCTATTTGTTGAAATAGATTTTGTAGTAAATGTTTTGTCTCCGAATAAAACTGTTCCGCGACCAATTTGCGTAAACACGGGATTGACTGCTGTTTTATATAATGTGTCTCTTTCAGCTTGACTAGGATTAAATGCCAATCTAATCAAATTCTGAATTGATCCATTTGCGTATCCTGCAGGAGATAACCAAGGATCTCTAGCACTATCATTTCTAGCAATAATACCTGCAATGTCGGGATTTAGTGGAACGTATGCATATGCATCATTATACTTATCATATTGATATTTCCATCCACTATCAGCAAAAACATATGTAGATCTTGTAATAGTATCCGCCCATGCAGCAATATCTCTTGCCTCATTTCCTGGATTATTTACGACAGCCGTTCTTACTGGAGAAATACACGCAACAACGTCTTTTCTTTCTTCAACAACGTCAGAAATAATTCTATTTACAACAGAAGCATTTGATTGTCCTGCAATAATTATTGCTGCTGGATTTTCTTGCTTATTTGAAAGTTTACCGTATGCAGTAATTTTATCGCCATCGGTCACTGTAGCTCCGTCTGATCCTCCAGCTAAGGAATATGTCTTTGGCTTTGTAACTGCTGTGTATGTGACACCAGCTCCAGAAGTAACGAATGCGTTACCCCAGTTGGTTCCGGTAGTATCGTGGGCACCCCACCAAATATATTCCGAACGGTCGTTGATAACTGTTTTGTAGTAGTTTGTACCACCATTGTCTGATTTAGCATTAGATCCTTTTGAGAGATATGCAAACTTTTCTAAAACTACTCCAGCAGTTCCAGTAACATCTCCCTCTTCGTCTACGACAACTACATGCAATTCATCATTTGTTGCACCTTGCGCTGTAGCCATTGTTGATGTTGTCGGCGCAGAATCAAACTCGGTAAAATATTCCCATCTACGAGTTGCTGATGCGGCTGTTGCGCCAGTCAAGTGTGCTGTTGATAAAATAAATGCAGTTGCATTAACTGTATTTGCAACTTTTAACGTGCGACCGTTTAGAATAACATAGTCGCCAATTGTTAGTTCTGTATTAGCTGCAGAGCCAGATCCGATAACTAATGTTCCACCAGCAGCAACTGTGAATGTTCCTGTTAGATTTGAAGTCCATGCGCTTGCGCTAGGACAAATAGAAACTTTAATAGAGTTTCCTAATGCGCCAGCGTATCTAGCGATCCATGGTCCGACGTTAAATGATGTTGTATTTAAATAAACGTCTGGGTTTTTAACTAGAGTACCAGTACCAGCTGTACCAGAACCAGTTGTCGCTTCAGCAGTAGCATTTAATGGAGTGTTTGCTGTTCTTACAACAAACAATTGGCTCGAATATCCCAAAAAATTTGCTGCTGAAAGGAAGTCAACAATATTATTTTGATTCGGTCGTCCAAATTTTGTAACTAGATCGCTTTCAGAAGTAACTAATGTTGGATATTCAATTGCTCCCCAACGAAATTGTCCAGCAATTCCTCCAGCAGAACCAGCCGTCACAACGCGAGAAGAAACCAAATCTTGTTCGGTAATTTTGATTCCTGGTGAGATTAAACTAATAGCCATTTTTTTCTCCTAGTTTTTTAGTAATTTTATAATTTGAGTGTTTACTTCAATTTATTTATAAAAAATCACTTTTGTGTGCGTTTGATAGTTCCCAAACTTCTCCACCAGAATCAATAAATTGTGTCTCTTCTTTTCCATTATTTATAAATCCAAAAGGCACAATCTCATCTTCAATCATTTTAATTCTAGCATCATATAATTCTTTTCTTATATTTATATTTGTCAATTCTTTGAAGTATGAATTTGTTGTTAGCCATGCAAATAGCACTAAAGGCATGACTAAATCATCATGATATCCTTCATCAGCAGCAAAACTATCACGCTTTTGAATAAATGTTGAAATTTCTGAAATTGTGTCTGCGTCATTGATTAAAAGTTTCTTTTCTTCAAGCATCGATTTGAAGTTTGAACATCCAATACGTTTTACTTTTTTGTCTGTTACTACACCAAGTTGTGTTTTGCCGCCACCAAATCCACCATTAACAATTTGTCCTTGTGTTGTTCTAGATACCGATATTACATTTTCATATTCATATTCGCTATAAAGAATTTCTGCCACTTGTTCCGAAGTATTAATTTCAATTAGAACATATGCTTCGTTATATTCTTTTCCAACTTTGTTTATAACTGATGGATATAGTAGTGGACTAATCTCATTGTTTCTATACTTACCAACCATCATATATGGCATTTTTGTAACATCTAAAATAACGAATGCTGAATAGTCTCCACCAACACCTTTAGCTGTATCTGCAACAATAACATATGAATGATCTCTTTCTACTTTTTCATATATGTCTAAACCATCTTTTGAATAGATTATTTGATTAGCTGACATTTGACCAATCGTATCAGAAGAAATCAACGTCATGCTTGAACCGAGAAAGTTACATAAAACTTCTTGATTGAATTTGATCTCACCTAATAATTTTCTTTGTGTCTCTGCCCATACATCATCTCTACCAGGAATCTCCCAATATGGAATGAATAGATTCACAAATCCATTTCTATCATTTTCAGCATCATTCCAAAATTTCCAGAAATGATTATATCCTAAAGGAGTTGATGACAATAGAATCTTTGTAGTTTCACCAGCAGAGATTGTTGGATAGACTGATGTGAAGAATTGTTCCGCAATGTTATTTGGTATGATTGCTGCTTCATCAACATATAACATGTTTACGGATTTGCCACGAATACCAGACGCACTTGTTGCTGCAGTAAACACAATAGATCCATTCTCTAATGCGATATCTCCTTTGTTCCAAGTAGTCACTCCCTGCTGCAACCACTTAGGAAGATTTTCATACATGATTTGATAACGATATAAAACTTCTCTTGCTGCACTTGCTTTGTTTGCAAGAATCGCTACAGTCTTGCTTGATTGAAATAGAGTATACCAAAGAATGTATGCTGCAGATGTTGTTGTCTTGCCCTGTTGTCGACCTTCCATAAGAATGACTTTTCTATTCTCATGAATTATTTTTACTTTTTTCTTTTGACAATCATATAGTTTGAACGATTGAAGACCATGATCAAGTGTGACAATTTTACAATACTTTTCTATAAAATATATTGGATCATTGATACAGTTTAAATACTCTTTAACTTCCTCCCTACTAAAATTGATCTTTACATTAGATGCTTTTAGTAAAGAATTTCCCAAATACGACTTTGGCGTTTCATTCATTTTTAGAATTAATAAGTTTTTGTAGTTCCGCAGTACTACCAACAAATAGAGAATTATTTGTTACATTTTGAGGTTGTTGCTGCAATGGCGAATCTTTACCTTTAGCTTCTCTAGCTTTTTTACTCAATTCAATCAAATCTTTATTTGTGTCTGAAAGCGTTTTAATCAATTGACCAATGACTTCATATGCTCTAGGTGATTCGCCTTCCTTAGCAAGAAAGATAATATTTTCCATAGCAACTTTACCGTTCTCAATTAATCCGCGAAGATTTTCTCTTGCGTATTCATAATCAGAATCAACATTTTTGTTTTCTTCTTCTTTGATCGGTGTCACATCAATGATTGCATCTTGAGTAATTTCGGTTGATGATATACCAAAAATATTATTTAATTTTTCATTTGTAGTTTGTTTCATAGATCATTGGTAGTTTCTTTAATAGTAAAGTTTTCGTCGCCTTCGAATGTTTGAGTTCTAATAATTGCGCTTTCAATAAAGAATCCACTACCAACTTCAGCATTAGTAACGTACTTAAATTTATTAAGTGGTCCGAATAGATATCCCTTGACTGTGAAATTCAAATCCCAAGTTTGAACTCTACGAGATTCAAAATCACCTTCATAAGAATCTTCTGAGTTAATGCTCGTCAATTCAATTGGAACGTCCATTGTTATGCCAAGTTCTGGAAGAACTTTCATTGTTACAGTAAAGTCTGGAGTAAAGAATGGAATAATCTGTTCTACAATTTGATGACCATCTTCTGTATTCTTTACAAAAACATTTAATGTAAAATCCATATCATAAGGAACTGGAGTGTATGTATAATCGAAATCCGTACCTCCAGTATTGATTCCCCTTACAATTCTATGTGCGCTATTTAACTTTCTTTGTCCAGCATAGGATAAATTTGTGAACTCAAATCCAAGTCTTGGAATTGTGATTGAAATTTCTCTATTTAAAGTCGGATCTGTTAAAACTCTTGTAATGAATTTTTGCTTAGGACCATATTCAATTGGAACATTAAGTGATTGTATTTTTTCGCCATTAGCATCTCTACGATCAACTTGAATTTCGTTGAATAGATTACCAAACATTAAAATATATCGTCTTAATGTGCCGTGATAGAAATCGTGACCAAACATCATAATTAGAACGTCCTAGTATCTGCAAAAGTGTTTTTCTCTGAAAAATCTAATATGTCATCCGTAATAATCTTCTGTCCAATGAATACATTGTCTGCAGAAACTTCAGAAGCAAGAACAACATTAGATTCATCAACAACATAAGTTTCATCTTCTAGTAATAATAGTGTATCATCTTCAAGCAAAGATTTTTCTGTGTTTGTGGTAGATAGACTATACTGATCTTCAATTGCATCAATTGCAGGAATATCAGTATCGATTCTTTCACTAGAGTATTCAAATCTATCACATCTCATTTCAAATGTGTAAAGATCGCCTAATTGGAAGAAGTTTTCAATATTCTCTGTGAACTTGATTTCGTACATGTATCCAAGCATTGGAATCCAAATCAAATCTCCTTCTCGAGGTCTTAGAATTCCAGAGTAATCATATCCTTGCTCCGCAAGAAAATATCCACCATCTTCTAAAAGAACATTGTATCCATATTCATTCATCATTAATGGTTTCAATGATTCAATGAATCTTTTTTGTGCAACTACAAAAGTGATTGATTCGTCAATTTGCAATCCAAACTTAGAAATGAAATCTTCCTGACCCATAAAGCCATCATAGCTTTTAATGAACATTTCCATTTCGAGCGCATCATCATAAATGACAGAGCCATCTTCATTGTAAAGTTTATCTAAATTTACATGTGTTCTTGGCAGATAATACGCATCAACACCAAAAATCTTAATTGATTCTACAACTAATGATGTGATTAGTGACTGCTCCGATCTAATCGGAGAGTATTGATTAAAGAATCTATTACGAGCCATTATCCAACCATGTCTGTGACTGGTAAAGAATAAGAAGAAATCATCTCTGTTTCCAATTGATTTATTTCATCTAATGCTTCATCCCAAATCTTTTGTCCGTTGAATGTGATTCCGCCAGGCATCGAAATCCCTTCAAACTTTTTAAGATTTTCGCCCCATTGCTTTTTGATTTGTGCAGTACAATATCTTTGCAACCAGCGATCATTGTATATATCTGTGTATGTGTCAGGATCAATTCTTTTATATCCCTCAATGATAATATATTCGCCAGTCTTGATTTTAGTATCCCAAGACATATCAATGTAAAGTTTGTTGATATGACGATTAAATCTAAGAGACTGTTTTCCTACAAATAATTCTTCAGCAAGTGCAACGTTCTGAAAAGCCATGTAATAAGGAGCAAATGGTCCTGTATTGAATGAGTATAAGTCATTCAAAGAAATTTGATATCTTAGATTGAAAAGATTGTTTGTCGAATAGCTATCGCCGATGTCGAGAACATTTATAACTCCAATGATTTCGTCTGGAATTTGAATGTACTTATTGACTTTATCCTCATCTGTAACTTGATGTGCTAGATAGATTTTCTCTGTTGCATCGTAATGATAATCATAATAATATGAAAATGCAATTTCGATGCAATCTTCTATCTGTTCATCAGCTACGTTAATCTCTAGTAGAGGTGCTCCCAATCTTCTTAGACAGAATTGCTTGAATTCTTCTCTCGATGCTGGTTTGCTGGTGCTCATTTTTTCCCCTTATAAATTTCATGTTGTATTTATAAACGGCAAAAATCAATGTAGAAGCCCATCTAAAAGATGGGCTTTAAATTAAGCAGAAGCTACCGAATTATTAGATTGTTGAGCTGCATTATTGGCAGCTTGTTCGGGAAATAAACGAATTAATATATCCTGTGCTTTTTTAATTTCAGCATCATACAAAATTTTAGCAACTTCATCATCAGTTTTTCCGGGATAAGAATCTACTAGTTGATCATTAACTAATTTGTATCTTGGTGTAAATGTAGACTGTCCTTCAGACAATTCAAATACAGCAATTGCATCTTTAGGTTCGTCTTCCGGAAAAGCAAACTCCATTACGCCTGATCTATTATTTTCAAAAAAATAAAGTTTCATTTTTTTAATTCCTATTTCTATATTAAATTAAAATTAAGTGTTTTTAGCACCCAATAAATGTGGAGGCAAAAGAACATAATCAACAACTTGTGTCATGCCTGGATAATTTGTTGTGTTTGGATAAGGAAAATATGGAAGATATACTGTAGAACCTATATTAGTAAATCCTCCAGTAGGTCCACCCAGTTTTACATAATTTGCATAAATATATGCTCCGGAATAATTTGTAGCATATCCATTACCGGCATAATAAAAACTCCAACTAGAATCTCCATATGGAACACATTGATAGCCAAAATTTGAGTCTTGTGCATTACATGTTGCGTAAGTATCATAAGTTTTATCAATCATATAACATAATATTCCCGCACCATAATAATAAGTCGGACAAAATGTTGCGACTGATGTTCCATCTCTAGATGTAATTGTTCTTTGTCCATATCCCAGTCCCTGTTCTGCACCAAAAGCTCCTCCAGAGTATATTCCATTGGTTGTTGCACGAGTTGCTGTAATAGCACTAGTTCCATTTCTCGTAAACTTATATAATGAATAAGTGTTTGATGAGAACATTACGGAAACATAAACATTTCCATTATCTACTACTACTGGTTTTAAATTGTAATAAGTTTCATTGTTGTTTACCACCCATGATCCTAAACTTAATGTAGCATTAGTTCTAGTTACTTCTGGTCTATTTAATGCAATAGCAGGATCTGGATATGCATCAAAATCTACATTTGAGTATGTGAAGCAATTAAATGATCCACCAGAAGCAACAAGACTTAAAATTGTTAATTCTTTTCTTACTTTATGATAGGAAGCAGATCCTCTCATATTAGTATCTAAACTAGAAACAGTAAAATCTGAAGTTTGATCCATTGGAATGTTATAATTACCATATAATCTATCTACAGCGCGAACTTTACCTTCTCGTAAAAGATAAACAATTCTTCTATTTGAATGATCACTATTAATAGCACTAGCATTTAAAAAGTGTTTGACATTAGCGTCTCCGCGTCTTGCATATATATTATTAAAAGTTCCGTCACTATATGCGTCAATCATTGCATTACCAAATTCGCCACAAGATGATGTTGAGCTAAGAAAATAAGAGGTACTAGATGAGATATAACCTTGTGTGGGCTGAGACGAAGGAAATACGCAAGTATCGTGATAAATATTTACATTATTATTTAAAAATGTATTTGGAGAAAATCCCGACCCACTATAAGATCCCTCATATCCAAAATTCGCTACAGAATTGAAATTTGGTCCATACCAAGCAAATCCGCCCTGCGCGTTGCTCGTATTAAAGGATGCCAGTGCATAGGATGCTCTTTTTCCGGTACCAAAATAGCCAGAATCAATTCCACCAACAAATAAATTTGAAACTTGAATTGCCATTTAATTTGTCCTTTTCTTTATTTTAAAAAAATTATTTAGGTCCATATTTATTGTCAGGTGTCATCGGATAATCAACAACTTGTGTCATGCCTGGATAATTTGTTGTGTTTGGTATAGGAAAATATGGAAGATATTGTGCACTACCATTTACATTAGTAAACCCACCCGCATTCTGTTTCATAAGATATGCAAAAAGATACCCTCCAGTATAATTTCCAGCATATGCATTTGCTGCATAATAAAATCTCCAATCAGAATCTCCAGTAGGAATTATTTGACTTCCAAATTGGGTATCATTATTTTGATACGAGCCATATGTGTTATTTGTTTTATCTATCATATAACATGCTATTCCCGCACCATAATAATAATATGGACAAAATGCTGCGACTGTTGTTCCGTCTCTAGAGGTGATTGTTCTTTGTCCATATTGAACACCTTGATCTGCACCATAGGTAGGATTATTTAATCCAAGAGAAGCTGTTACAAGAGTTGCTGTAATAGCACTAGTTCCGCTTCTTGTAAAACGATACAACGAAAGATTATATGAGGGAAAAAACACAGAAACATAAACACTTCCATTATCCGTTACTATCGGTTTTAAATTGTAATTAGATTCAGTGCTATTGTACCAACCGGTTGCTAAACTTAATGTAGCATTAGTTCTAGTTACTTCTGGTCTATTTAATGCTACATAGGGATCCGGATATGCATCAAAATCTACGTTTGAATATGTGAAGCAATTAAATGATCCACCAGAAGCAACAAGACTTAAAATTGTTAATTCTTTTCTTTTTCTGTGATAGGAAGCAGATCCTCGCATAGTGGCATTTAAACTAGAAACAACAAAATCAGAAGCATTTTCCATTGAAAGAGCATAATTACCATATAATCTATCTACAGCGCGAACTTTACCATCTATTAAAATATAAACAATTCTTCTATTTGAATGATCACTATTAATAGCACAAGCATTTAAAGTGTGTTTGACAGCCATGTCATTATATCTTTGACGAATATTACTAATAGTTCCGTCACTATATGCGTCAATCATTGCATTACCAAATTCACCACAAGCATTAGTTGAGCTAAGAAAATAATCGGGACTAGTAGATGGAATATATTGAGTGATTGTTACGCCGTCAAAAAGTTGACCGACATATTGATTTGTTGTATTAGTAATATAAGTTATTGGTGACTGTGGAAGAGTATAACCTGAACCAATTGCACCCGCAAATCCTATATTTAATATATCTCTAAAATATTCATTATAAAAAGCTGCTCCTGCTGTACCACTATTATAATAAGATATTAGTGCATAGTACGCTCTTTTTCCGCTACCAGAAATTCCAGAATCTT